GCAGATGCCAATAGAGCCAATCGTCATCACCGTTTTGTCACCACCACTGGTATATGAAAGGTCGATGCCGCACACTTTAGTTGGAATCCCCTGCCACACGCAATCCTTGGGCGTCTTGATGATTTCAGCGGGAGAATAAATATTGTCATCGTCTCCATCAAGAAGGAATGCACCAAGGACACCTCGCCAGTAAGCTCTTGTATGCTGGCCTAGCTTCTCTCGTTTTTCTTCCAACATCTCGCGAGTCATCAAGAACGGGTAGATCGTTTTACCCTCAATGATGTTTGGCGATGTCTCGTTATTGATTCGGATGACGTGAGCGCCCTTCCCTTTCCATTCATCCCAATCTGGGTTGTAGCTGTCCCACCCTCCAGGAATAGGCTCACAAAGCTGCCCAAAGGTGTCGAATGGAGAATTGGCGTTGGCTAGAGCGATAAGCTGGACGTTCGGATTCTGCGTCAAGTTTTCCTCAAACGTATTGATGATAGATGGAGAAAGTTCAGCGCACTCATCCAGAACAACAATGAGCTTACCGCCAGGGCCATGCTTTTGACCTCGGATAGCACGGGAGGATTCAGCGGCTTTGCTTTGCTCACCTGGAAACAAGCGGATGCCGTATTCGTCCATTACAACGCCAGTGTTCAGATCCATCGACTTGATGCAGTGAGAAGACTCCACCAGCTTTCCAGGAGGTGCTCCAGCCATGCCATTGAAGTAACGAGTGATCTGGCCCCAGATACGCCCCATCGAGTCCTTGATAGTTGTGGTGTTGACGAGAACGACGTTCTTGTATGGATTTGCCAACCACCAAACGAGACAGTAAACGGCGAACAAACCAGTCTTGCCACCAGAACCACCAGATGAGATCGCAAGACGCTTGTTTTCAAATGCAGCCTTTGCCATCTTGATTGCCCAAGGATGCCACATGAACGGAGTCCTACTTCCTGGGTAGTTCCAGATGAGGTTCACCGCGTTGACGAAATGAATCCACGCAGGCTTTCCTTGTGGGTTTTTATCGCCTTTCCAACCGAATAACGAACCCGTTGGACACTTGAGGAAGATCAACTCGACATCCAGTTGATTGCCGAATTGATGATCAAACTTGATGCCGTATGTCTCGATTGGTCCTCGCGTTAGTTGAACGACGCGAGATTTTTGGGGCTTCTGCTTCATATCTGTTGAATGGGTAGTTCAGAACTGATAAGTTTCAAGACTATATGATCTATGAACATCTGCCAAACTTGTTATAAAAACGGGCGATCTCTGTGGCAAGGTTGTTGTCTATGCAGCAAGGATGTTATGACATCCAGCCAATTCCATGCTTGGAACGCAACTCGCAGGGTTCATCACGATATACCACAACCAAAGATTGAGGTAAAGCAGGTGGTCTTTAGAAAGCCAAGGCCGCTCTTTGGGCAGAGGTTGCAGAAGTGACTTGCGATAAGTCAATTTACGATGTCATATCTGCAAAATTATGAACCATGAAGTTGAGACTATTGAGGATGCGCTGACGATGCTGCAAGCGACTGTATTTGAACCAGAGTTTGCCGCTCCATTGATCAGGCGAAATTTGGAGCATGGGTTATGCTCTAGCTATGAGGTTCAGTTTTTTAAGGGAACGAATGGCGTATGTATGTCAGCAAAGATGACACCATGTTACAAAAGTAAGTACCTTGGGAAGCACGAGGGTCTGGAGTGATTAACCAAACTTCTCTACCCACTCAGCTAGAAAACGGCTAAGTGGAATGCCATCTCCATCTGCCGTCATACACTTGCAGCCTTCTGGCTTGCATTCAATCCAGGTACAACCGTCGTGATTGATATTTGGCGAGTTGCCATGACGGCACTTAGCGCGTGACTCAAACTGGTTTTTGATGACTTCAAAGTCGGTCATACCATGATGCGGATTCGACTGCGAATCTTTGAGATATGGCGAGTCTTTTTGAGAACAGCGCCACCTTCACGGCTTCCAGCACCATCTGTATTCCCCTCAATACTTTTGATGTTGCCATTTTTGTCAGGAGATGAGAGAGCAATTCCAATGTGGCTGAATGTAAAAATCAAAATATCACCAGCCTGAATGTCGCCTTTATGCGGCTTCTTCGTGTGTGTTGATTCGTCTTGTTCACGACTCCAATTCTCGAAGTCCCATGCTCCAGCTGTCCTTGGACGCTTAAATGTCTTGGTTTCCTTGATTCCAGCTAGCGTCAAAGCTTCACGGAAGCACCAACAAACGTAAGCTGCACACCACGGCCAACCAACCTTAGGATTAAGCCAAGTAGACGCCTTGTACTCATCAACACGAGGTCCGCAGTTTGTGCCATTGACCTCTGTAACTCCGACTTCTTTGAGTGCCACTTGAACGAGTGCTTCTGATAGTTTCATACTTTTGGAGAGCTAACAATGATGATGCCCCAAACAAGCAGGCAGATGGCGGTTATCGCAAGAATAGAAACTTGCGCGATAGAGAAATCTTGGATCATGGATATTTGTCTTCCTCAATCATACGGGCGTTGTGCTTGTGAAGGAATTTAGCCAGATCGCTGCTAAGTGTATCAACAACTTCCTCTGGCAGAATCCATTCCCACTCATGGAGGAATTCATGGATGAGAATGCGGAGATGATGCTGCCCGCATAAACGCTCGTCAATCTCAATATTACCGTTGCCGTAAGCAAGACCTAAAGCCTTGTGACGGCCCAGCTTTCGCTTTTTAACGGTTATTGAAGTAACCTTCACTGTTTTTGGCGGATGCTATCAACCATTGCTATGGTGGCCCCACGAATATTATTTTTGATTTGATAGCTTGTTTTATTCGGGTTGCGAGCAAGTGAAGCCTTGATTCGATCTTCAAGTGAAGAATCAGCATTGGTTTCTTCCTTCTGTCGGTAACAACGAACGCGAATTGTCATGCGACGTTTAGCATCCCAAACTGGGAAGTCTTGCGCCTCAAATGCTCCAGATGAGACACCGTTTTTCAGCATATCATGTACCCTTTCGGGAGAACATTGAAGCTCTTCGGCAATATGCTCCTTGGTATCCCAGCCATGTGGAATGCAATACTTTTCAGCATTGATCTTGTCGATAGCCTTTTGCCATTTCATTTGGTTTTGTGGTATGGTTGTTAATCGACAAAGATTGGGAACGTGACCGTTCTTCCGTATCGCTTGTCAAAGATAAAGCCAGTCTGTGATGGTGGCTCGTAAGGTGCCTTGATGGCGATGGAGTAAGCATTGAAGCCAATCAAGCTCCCGTTGCATACCCACTTAGGATTCTGCTGGCTTTGATGCCAGTGACCAAAGATGTCTAGGTCTGCTGGAACACCTTTGTTCCACGAAGAAATGGCCTTCTCAACTGGGATGGTCAATCCACCAACGCCACCTTGGTATTGCAAGCCGTCTCCGTGATGAATACGGAGCGTCTTGCCATAGAGATCCAGAAGCAAATGGTAGCCGTCAGAAACGTGCCAAGAAGCCTTGTCAGCAAGATGCTTCGCCATTGTTTTATAAAGCATCCATTCGTAGCTGTTTGCAGCGCCCGTAGCATGACGTGGCTTGCGAGTCGTATTGCCACTGATAAACGGAATGCCGTTACGTCGTGTAATTAAAGCTCCGTTTTTTACAGTACCGCACCAAATCACGCCGCTATAATACTCTTGCTTGATAGAGTCTGACCATTTGTTGATTTGATATGGCCTATTATTAGAGCGAACGCTCAACACATAATTTCCGCGATTATCAATTCTCAAACGCGAAGAAATTCCATTCATCATCAATAATGCCTGAAGGCTTTCCAGCGATGTTTTATCTTTATAAATTTGACCAAATCCAGATTTGCATAAGCTGCCATCAGCCTGAAATACAGTTTGAAGAAAAATCTCCACCTGTCTCTGGGAGAGATTGAACATCCAGTCTGGTAATTGACCCTTTGATGGAAGTAATAAAGAAAGTTCTGGGCTGTGTTGTAAAGAAATATTAAACACATGTTCAGCTTTTGACGTTAAGCATTGAACTCCATTAATAACTGGTGGTGGCCTATGTCTAGTATATTCCGTGTACAATAAATCAACAGATTTAAGTAGTTTGGTTATTTCTTCAATTCCATCTTCTTTAGATTGATAAATTCTGTAATAAGTACTTCCTTTTTGACTTGCAATAGAACCATCTGTCCAAATCCAAGCTAAAATACGAAGCATATCATCAGATACACTATTTAGATCTTCTTTAGATCCAGTCGCTGTCTTTGGAAATCCCCTCCAGGCAAAGCTGTCAGACGCAACCGGCTTGAGGTCTTTCATTTCCTCAAAATGGCGCTTTCCAGTTTTGAGCGATTCAACAACCATCCTATGACCTGGAGTAACTTTAAAATCCATTGTGGCAGTTTTACCAACAAACATATATCCATCCCACAGATCTACATAAACATCATCAAGTGGTTGCCATTCTGCGGCACCAGTTTCCATGTTGTATGTTGCAGCAATGTCTCCAACCTCAATTTCATTGTATTTCTTCCACCCATTTCTTGTTAGAAGCTCTGTTTCTGAATCATGACAACGACCATGGTTGCCGAATACACATGGAATCACAATTTCTCCAAAGTGCTTGGACAGCAATTCAACTCCGCTGGCGATCTGATCTTGGAGCCACAACACTGTCTGCGTTGGAGACAGAGCGTTATTCTCCAACAGTTCCTCGTGGATGTATCCAGTCATTAAATCGCCACCCAAGATCAGTACAAGGCGATCAATTTTGGCACCATGGCGTTGAATCTTTGCCATGCGAATAATCGAGTTCCAGAAGCGATTGATTCGCTGTGCAGCAATATCAAGATTGAACTCATTGAGGTTGTTGATGGTTTTTCCTTCAACCGTCTCTTCGACATGCCAATCTGATGCGACAGCCACAAAAGTTGCTTCGGAGTCAAAATCACTGACCGCATTAATCTTGGATGCAACAGGCTTCACGCCACCGATTCCAAGTGCGATATTAAGCTGATTGTCCTTTTCTGAAATGACGTTGAGTAGCTTTTTACGCTCACTCTCAAAGTCAGCCACAGTCTTCTTGTGGCGAATCTCTTGGGTTTCATGAACAGCGGTGGACCAGT